GAGTATTCGTAGTCACAAAAGATAATTACGAAGAGTTTGTAAAAGATTTTAAAGAAGTCTATGGCGATCTTGCTTATGTTGCATTAAGCATGAAAGATTATGAGAACTTAGCAATAAATATTGCAGAAATGCGAAGGTACTTGAATCAACAAAAAGAAATAATTGTTTATTATGAAAAAGCTGTAAAACCTAAAGAGGAGAAACAATAATGGAATTCATAATAGATCAACTTGTCACATGGTGGCAATTTACTGTAGTTGGAGTATTAATTATTATTGGGTTTATAATCAACATGTTTGGCGTTGATTGTGACGATGACCTTATTGGATTTAAGTATAAAGAAATGCCAAAACTAAAACCTATAGCAATACCTACAGCAGGAAAAGGTTTCTGGGGCGCAATATGGATGTGGTTGATGGGCACACGTAATTGGGAAGTTGCAGAAGATTGGGAGTTTAAACTTGGCCGTAAATCGTATGTCATACCTCAAGGATTCACTTTTGATGGTGCATCTATTCCAAAATTCTTACACACATGGCTATCACCGACTGGTGTATTATTAATGGGTGGATTAGTACATGACTATGCTTATAAGTATGCAACATTATTAGAAGCAGATAAAGAAAAAACTATGGGTACTATTACACAAAAGAAAGCAGATGAAATATTTCGTGATATTAACATTGAGCAAAACGGATTTCACTTATTAAATTATCTCGCTTATTGGGCTTTAAGAATAGGTGGATTTGTTGCTTGGAATGGTCACAGAAAAGTAAACGCAAAAATCAAATGATTAAAAAATATATTTTAAAAAATGCACATTAAGTCCTTTACAAAAATTGTTTTTTAATATATAATAGATACAATAATCAAAAAAAGATAAGAGGTAAAAAATGCAACAGTTTGTTGACACAAGGGATTTTTTGTCTCAAACTAAGTTTTATGAAGGTTACTCTCGTTTTATAGAAAACGAAGGTAGATACGAAACTTGGGATGAGGCTGTTGATCGAGTAATTGAAATGCACGATCAAAATTATATGAATAGTAATAATGAATTATCTGAATATTTAGAAGAAGCGAGAACTGCATATAAAGAACAAAGAGTCCTTGGTGCACAAAGAGCTCTCCAGTTTGGAGGAGAGCAATTGATGAAACATCAAATGAGAATGTACAATTGTACTTCGTCATATGTCAACAGACCAGAGTTTTTTGGCGAAGTGTTTTATATCTTGTTATGTGGAGCTGGTGCAGGTTTTTCTGTTCAAAAGAATCATATTAAAAAATTACCAAAAATACAAAATAGAACAAAACAAGCAAAAGGTTATATAGTTGAAGACTCTATTGAAGGTTGGGCATCAGCACTTGACGTGTTAATGTCATCATTCTTTGTAGGTGGTGGGAAACATCCTGATTATGAAGGACGTAGAGTATTCTTTGACTTATCACAAATAAGACCTAAAGGCGCACTAATATCAGGAGGATTTAAAGCGCCAGGTCCTGAAGGCTTACGTCGGTCTTTAGATAAAATAGAACATTTACTTCAAGGTATTGTAATAGATTCCAAAGATCCAATTGATCTTAAACCTATTAACGCATATGATATCACGATGCATGCAGCTGATGCTGTATTATCTGGTGGCGTACGTAGGTCAGCAACAATTTGTCTTTTTTCGCCTGATGACGAAGAAATGATGAATGCTAAAACAGGCAATTGGTTTATGGATAATCCGCAAAGAGGCAGATCTAATAACTCTGCAGTCATTGTAAGAAATGAGACTACACCAGAACAGTTTGGCAAAATCATGGAATCTGTCAAGCAATTTGGTGAACCAGGATTCGTGTTCGTTGAATCAAAAGAGCATACTACTAATCCATGTGTTGAGATTGGAATGTATCCTCAAATTAATAAAAAGTCAGGTTGGCAAGGATGTAACCTAACTGAGATCAACGGAGGCAAATGCAATACCGAGGAGGACTTTTATAAGGCATGCCGAGCAGCGTCTATCCTCGGTACCCTACAAGCTGGGTACACAGACTTCAAGTTTCTAACAGATACATCAAAACTTATTTTTGATAGAGAAGCTTTACTTGGAGTTTCAATAACTGGATGGATGAATAATCCTAAAATACTTTTCAACGAAAAGATTCTCGAAAAAGGAGCTCAAATCGTTAAAGAAGTAAATCGTGAGGTTTCTAAAATAATAGGTATCAATGCTGCTGCAAGAACAACTTGTGTAAAGCCAAGTGGAAATGCATCAGTGTTATTACAAACAGCTTCAGGTATACACGCTGAACATTCTGATATGTATATTAGAAATGTTCAAATGAATAAAGAATCTGAAATAACACAAGCGATCATGAAGACTAATCCATACATGGTTGAAGAATCAGTGTGGTCAGCAGGTGGAACAGACGTTGTTGTTTCATTTCCTATATTACCTAATAAAGGTTCAATGTATAAAGATGATTTATTAGGAATTAAACATTTAGAACTTGTAAAGAAAGCTCAGAAACATTGGGTTGAAGCAGGAACTAATGAAGATCTTTGTGCAGACAAAGGTATAAGACATAACGTATCAAATACTATTATTGTCGATGATTGGGATGAAGTTGAAAAATATGTTTTTGAAAACAGACATTCATTTGCGGGAATATCTTTCTTAGCAATGTCTGGAGATAAAGATTATAACCAAGCACCTAATACTGCAGTTATTACAGCAGATAAGATGGTTAAGAAATATGGTAATGCAGCAGTCTTTGCTTCAGGTATGGTAGTTGATGCTCTTAAATGTTTTAATAACTTATGGGATGCATGCGCAACAGCAAAAGGTTTTGGTGATGACATATCACTTGAGTCTTCAGAAAATGCTCTTAAAAATGACTGGATAAGAAGATTCAATAAGTTTGCAGATAACTATCTAGGATCTGATGCCGTTTTAGCAGAACATTGTTTGAAAGATGCTTACTTATTACATAAGTGGAATAAAATACAATCTACACTTAAAACTATAGATTGGAAAAAAGATATAACAGAAAAGAAATATACTGATGTTGATACACTCGCTGCAGCCGCATGCGCAGGTGGCGCCTGTGAAATTGACTTCTAATATTATTTCACCTTGTGTTAAAATATGTAAAGTCGAGAATAATACATGTTTAGGATGTGGAAGAACTACTCAAGAAATTGCAGAGTGGTTCAAAGCATCTGACAAAAGAAAGAGAGAGATCATTGAAGGATTACGAAATAGAATGCGAAGAGTGTGATGAAACAACATATGTAGCATCATACGAAAAACCTATTTTTTGTCCAATATGTGGAAGAAGAGTAGAAGCAGAAGAAGTCGAAAAATAAATGTGGCTTTTTGATAATGAAGAATTCACAATAACACCAGAAGAGTACCAAGGTTTTGTTTACGTCATCACAGAGTTGGATACAGGCAAGAAGTACATTGGAAAGAAAAACTTCTGGAAACCTAAAACTTTACCCATCACTAAAACACGTAAGAGAAGAGTACGAACACGTGTCGAATCTGATTGGAGAGAATATTATGGTTCGTCCAATGAAGTACGCAAGCTTGTGGAAGAATTTGGATCTGACCGATTTACCAGAGAAATATTAAAACTCTGTAAGACAAAAGGTGAAATGTCTTATTACGAAGCAAAGCTTCAATTCGATAATAATGTGTTATTTAGAGATGACTACTACAACAATTTTATAGGTTGTAGAATCCATGCAAAACATTTAACAAGTTAACAACAAACTTGTGTACAATTCCGTTTATTTATGGTATAATAATACTATAATTTAAGGAGGAATTTATGTCCAAACAATCTAATGTTCTAAGTTTTCAAAAAGCAGTCAAGCAAAAATTTAACAATGAAAAAGAAGTTATTTTCACACTAGATGATGAAAGCGATGAATCAACAGAATTTGTTTTTGAAATGGAGGTTGATAATGACAACGAAGACTTATAATGAAGTTGATCTTTTAAAAAAACAAATAGCAGAAGAGGTTAAAGAAAAATATTCTTTATATAAAAGAATTAAAGAGTTGACTGAAGAACTTGAAGAAGCTAAGAATAAAAATATATTTAATTGGAAAGATAGTTAATATGTTAATCACTTTTTTTAAATTAAATGCATTTTTTCCTTTACAAAGGCAAAAAAATAGTGTATAATATTATTATAAAATTGAAAAGGGAGTTTAAATAATGACATAGCGAAAGTAACCGACAAGGTGTTGTGATGGAGAAGTTGCATTAGGCAGAAGCAGAAGCACATCGGGGTTTACAGGTAAGGAACTACCCAGGGAACCATAGTCGGAGTATAAAACGTTCCCCTTATCTTCCGCGGAGGGGTATACCTATGGAAGATAAGGATGTGTTAGAGAGCCCCTCCAAAGAATTTTAACAGAATTGGAGAGTGGCATATGCCTAGCCCATCAGAGATACAATCAATGCTTCCACTATTTTTTCAACTCCTCTTCTTCGCAGTAGCTGGAGCATTGATTGTAGGCGTCTTCTTTTCCATAGTTGGCTGGTTTTTTCGTCATGCTGTTTTGATTATGATTGTAGTTGCAATCATTTTTGCAGTCAACTATGGATACATTGATTTAACAAAACTATTTGGAGCAATTAATAATGACAATGCATCTGTTACCAGTTTACTACAACAATAATAGTTCTAAAAAGAAGAAGCCTTTTCGTAAACCAGGTTGGGCTAAAGCTCAAATAGAACACGATAAATGGTTAATGGCGCGTGGTGTACATCCCAGTCAGCTTAAAAATAAATCTAAAAATTCAGGAATCAAAGCTCCTAATTATAAAGAGCTTTCACGGTCTCTACCAACAAGTGATAAAGTAGGTAAAATTGTTGGTAAGTCTAAATCTAATGCATACACTGGTACGTTCATTACTGGTATCGCTACTATGCATAAATCAAATATGGTACCAGTAAATAAAAATGGTGATGCAAAAGAATATGCAACTATGAGGAGAAATTAATTTCTAAATTGTGCATTTTTTCCTTTACATTTGCTCAAAACTATGGTAGAATATAACTATAAAATTAAAAAGGGAGTTTTTATATTATGGCTAATTACGATACAATAATCAAACAAATAGAATCACTAAATCACGGTCAAAAGCTTTTATTCGCTGAAAGATTGGTTAACAAAAATGAAACACTAGCTTCTACTTTATCTAATTACATTGACGTTACTTTAATGGATAAAGCTTTTCTAGCTAATGAAAAGAAAGTTCAAAAGGCTATAGCTTAATGAAAAACCCTATAGCTAAATATTTAATGTGTGCATATGCTTATTATCAACTTGATAAAAATTTAATAACTGATACTGAATTTGATCAATTAGCAAAAGATATTCTTGCAAACTATGATAACATTGAGCATATGCATAAACATTTAGTTACTAAAAAAGATTTAGATGCTGGCACATATCTTGGTGAATATCCAAATATAGTTATCGGCGCAACATTAGATTACATTAAAACACACAACATATAAATGGGAGTTTAATATGGGATTACAAGCACTTAAAGGTAAAAAATTAAAAAAGAAAACAATAAGATCTAGAGCAAGAACTGGACTCGCTGGTGTCCCGGTTGATAAAAATTTCAATGCAGTGAAGGATTACTTTCATTTACATGTTGATAGAAAAGATTGTATTAATCAAGTAAAAACTTGGGTTAAGAAAAACTTTCCAGATGCATCGAAATATATTTTAGCAAATCCAGAATATAAGTTTACAATGACACATCATGCAGCTACATCATTCTGGTACAATAATGATCTACATAAAAACAATGATGTAGATAGTGATACTGCTAAAGATTTCTTAAACCATTTATTTGATAGAATGATTCCTTTAATTGATGAAGGTAAAATTTTATATGAAGAAAAACAACGAGAAAGAAAAGCTCAAAATAATGTAATTACTATATCACCACAAGAAAAATTAACACGTAAGATTAATAATACCATTATGCAAGAATTACTTGAACTAGAAGACAAGTGGATCGATGGTGAAGATGCCACAATTAACATATACGATAGGTTCAAGTTCCACGGCTTAACAAACACTGCCATAAGTCATGTTAAGCCAATGATTGAGGGCTGGCTTCTTGATTATGAAGACGCATATCATAAGAGATGCGATCAAGCTGTCGAAGGTTACTCCCACCTTAAACGGTCAGTCCTCAATCAAAGAATTAAAATATGTACTGCAATGTTGGAAGATCTTGAAAGAATCAGATCCGCTACTAAAGCTTCAAGAAATGTTAAAATCAAAAGACCAAAATCTATTGATAAGCAGGTTGCTAAAGTGCAGTACAAGAAAGAAGATAACGATTTTAAAATTGTATCAATCAATCCAATTCAAATACCATCAAAAACTCGGTTATATGCATTCAATACTAGAAGTAAAATGATTATTGAGTATGTTACCGAAAGTGTTAATGGATTTGAAATATCAGGTTCAACCATTAAGAATTTTTCAAAGGTTTCAAGTAGAACAGTGTGCTTACGTAAACCACTTGATTTCTTACCGATTGTTTTACAGAAAACACCAAAGCAAATTAATGACGCTTGGCAAACTCTTAAAACAAAAACAAAGGTACCTAATGGACGAATCAATAAAGATACAATATTATTAAGGGTTTTAGACAAATGAAAATAGAAGAACAATTTTTAACAAAGTCTAAATTCACTAAGCTTATCGAAAATACCGTAGCAGATCTCAAAATTCCATATATGGATGCAATACTGAAGGTTTGTGAAACTAACGATATTGAAGTCGAAGACATTCGAAAGTTCATATCACCAGTTATAAAAGATAAGCTTGAAGCCGAAGCGATGGAACTCAATTTCTTACCAAAGAAAAATGCTATTGATTCATCGTTTTTTAACTAGTATATATAGTATTATACTTCAGTCAATATTTCAGTAATAAGGAGACAATACAATGTCATTTGAAACACTTAAACGCAATCGCGGTTCTAATATCAGTAAAATCATCAAAGCAGCAGAAGCCACTAATACCGGTGAAACTAAATCATACGTTGATGATAGAATATGGAAACCAACTGTTGATAAAGCAGGTAATGGTTATGCTGTTATCAGATTCCTTCCTGGTACAGAAGAAAATCTTCCATTCGTAAGATATTGGGATCACGGTTTTAAAGGCCCTACCGGTCAATGGTATATTGAAAACTCATTGACTTCAATTGGTCAACCAGATCCAGTTGGTGAACTAAACTCTAGACTTTGGAACTCAGGTATTGAGTCAGATAAAGACAGAGCAAGAACTCAAAAGAGAAGATTGCATTATGTAACTAATATCTATGTAGTTAGCGATCCATCTGCACCTCAAAATGAAGGTAAGGTATTCTTATATAAGTTTGGTAAGAAAATCTTTGATAAGATTTATGATCTTATGAATCCTGCATTT